GGACCCGAAGGTCCCCTTAGTGTCTTCATATGAAGATTTATATCACATGAGGTTCTTGACAAGAACACGTCTGTAATACTGGTTCTTCGAAGCGGTGAGAGCTTCAGCGTCAGGAACGCCAGCAGATGCCTCAACGAATGGGTTAGCAACCATGCCGTAGCGAGTCTTGAAGCCAATCTTAGGCTGGAAGGTCTCGGGGTCGATGCTGCGGAGCATTTGGAGAGGAACATATGGGCAGTAGAATAGACCTGCGTCATATGGTGAGGAACCCTTATAACCAACAACATAGTAGTGGTTGTTGGAAACGTTAGCAGAATAAGGATCAACGTAGACCTTAATGCGACCGTTCATGGTTCCGACTAGGAGGTTACCAGTGTCATCAACTTCACCGATGGAAGGACCACCAGCGCCGCTTAGACCTGAGGAGTAGTCGAGGGTGCCAGACATAGCGAGAGCAGAAGCAACATCAGCAGAAGTGATGATGAAGTTGCCCTTTCCTCTACGAGTCTGCTGAGCGATAGCGTTAGCATCACGCTCGATCTGGAACATTAGACCCTTGAACTTCTCAACTGACCAACGTCCGTTTGAATCAACGTCGAGGTCGAAGATACCAGCGTTAGCAACGTTGTTCTGAGCACCAGGCTTAGCAACGGTGTAAACGGTACGAACGACTTCGCGGTTGATTTCAGCAAGGATCTCGCTGGAAAGAAGGTTAGCGAGTTCCTGCTCAGCATCAAGACCATGGATTGCCTTGAGGTCTTGTGCTAGTTCTAGAGTGTACTCAGCACGGAGTGCTCTAGTCTTAGCAGTAACAGCAGTCTTCTCGATGCTGAAGTCCATTTCGTTGAACAGGGTTGCACCTGAACCTAGAACTTCTGCAGTTTCTCTGGGGATTAGACCACCTTGGCGCTCATAGTTAGCAGCAGTAGTGCCGCCACCAGTTGCGTCGTTGAGGAGAGCAGGGTTAGCATCGGTAACGCCACCATCTCCAAGAGGAGATACGGGATTGTTGTATGCAGCAGGACCCTGGGTGTTACCAGAGAAGTTGGTGTCAGGCTCGTTGTAGAGTGCCTCAGCACCTGCACGAGTGTTGTAGTGCGACTTCATCGCAAAGATTAGTCCAGTAGGACCGCTCATTGGTTGAACACCGCAGATGTCGTATGCTACGAGGTTAGGGGCAGCACGACGGATTAGGGAGATCATTACAGGATCGAAACCTGCAAGTCCACCAGTCTTGGTTGTGAGACCTGAACCGCCTAGTGCGTTACCACCAGCTGCGCTGATAGCGCCAACAGTGCTTGCCTCGTTGATCATACCACGCTCTTCGCGTAGTTGTCTTTCTGTGTTTTCTAACAGAACAGCGGTAACAGCCTTTCTATAATTGTCCTTGATGGCACCAGCGCCTTCATGACCTAGAACAGGTGACCACTTTTCTGTCAGAGCTTGTGCGTTAAACATTTGTTTGCTCCGATTTAAAAAGTAGATTTGATATTATCAAGAATTCCAGCGGTTGAGTGCGCTGAGATATTGTGCCATTACTGGCGACATCTCTTCGCTCTCTACTGGAGTTTCATCAGCAACCTCTGCAGGGGCAGCGATTGATTCTTTGAAGTAAGACTCCTTGATGGTCTTAACCTTCTTGGAGAATGCTTCTTCAGAAACAAACTCTAGACCCTCAGCAAGTGCTGCGAGTTTTTCTTTCTGAGTATCTGCAAGTCCTTCCGAAACAGTGTTCAGAATGTTGAGTTTAGCAGACTCATTAAGACGATTTTGTAGTTTCACATTTGCCTTGACCTGTTCGTCTAGGCGCTCTTCCATCTCACGAATTGTGTCAGCCATACCTTCAACCACATCGACCTTCTCGTCGGGGATTGCGATATAGTGCTCTTCAAAGAGACCCTTGAGACCTGCAATGAAGTCTTCGGTGATCTCATTTCTGATGCCACGGTCAATAGCAACTTGATTTTGCTCCATCCATTGACCGATAGCGTAGTTCACTGTGCCGTCTACTTCCTCGGAAAGCTCTGCCTTAGCAGCAGCTACTTGCTTATCGAGTTCAGCAGCAAAGTGCTCTACAAGTCTGTCATACTCTTCAGAGATTTTCGCTTTGACAGCAGCCTCAAAAATGGTCTTTGCTTTCTCAGCGAACTCTTCAGAGAGTTCTGTGCCTTCTACTAGAGCGGCAACATCAGCGGAAACATCGAGTGATTCAAACGATGGTTTGATTGGATAACCAACTGCAGGACCAGTGCTGGTAGCATATGCTACATCTGCTCCAACTGATGGCATGGGATCAGCACCGCCCTTAGCGCGTTGTTGAGGATCGCCAGATACCTGCGAAATAGGTGCTGCCGCTTTAGCGCCAGGATTCTCCTCGCCATCATCGTCGTGCTCGTTAGGAGTGGTGGAAGTTCCACCTAGATCAGCAGCAGCTGATTGTCCAGGAGCAACCGATGGTTGAACTGAGGGCATAGGATCCTTTCCGCCACCAGAACTAGTCTGTGCGTCAGAAACCTGAGAGGGCTCACTACCTGTGCCAGGAATAACGTTAGCAGAAACTGTTGGCATAGGATCGCCAGCTTCTACAATCACCTTCTGCTCGGTAACGAACTCCTCAAATTTTTCGTTTAGCATATCTGACATTTGAGTTTACCTCGTAATTTCCGTATAATTAATCTAAGTTTATTTATAGAATCAAAGTTTTCCAAGGAAATCCTCAAACACCTTGAGGGTCCTTGCTTCTAGATCACGACGAGATTCGTCGATGTATCTGCGGTATTTATCAACTTTTGCTTCCTTGAGAATTCCGTTATCCCAGACCCACTCTTTACCTTCCATAATTCCATTGACAAATGCGTCGGGTGCGGAAGGATCTGCTACAATATCAGCAGCAGTAGTGAGCATGAAGTCATCGCGGACAACTGAGATACCTTCTTGCTTTTCGATGCTTCCCATACCACGAGAGGAAACACCAAGTTGAACGCCTTCGTCTAATAGAGACTTAGCGATCTTACCCATTGGAGTATCAAGGATTTGTGCCTTGCCCATGAAGTTATTACCTTCAGCGCGGAGACTTACAATTCTGTGTGATACTCTGTCAAGGTTGATGGTAGGACCATCGGGATGTCCCAACTCACCAAGAGCTCTCTTGGTTTTTACATACTCTTCGTTGTATCTCTCTACCTCACGGTTGAGAACTTCGAATGGGTATCTGCGACCATTGCGATTTGTTAGTTCCGATTGAAGAAAGACACCTTCAATATAGAGTAGTTTCTTTCCGTCCTTTTCTTCAGTAAGAATTTGAACGTCTTCAATCTGTTCCGTTATCAGTTTCATCGGTTTCGGTCTCGGTTGGTTCATCAAAGAATGTATTCGCAACAACCTGCTTATATGTTGCCATAGCATCAGATGCCTTAGCAAAAAGCAGATCATGAATAGCATCAATAGCAGATGCCCTGTCATTGTCGCTGATCTTATCAACGATATTTACAATGCCAGGTTCAGGGTTATGTTGTTCCATAATAACAATTCAGTATAATTTATTTATTAGATGCGGGAGGTTTAGGCATTGCCTTTGCCTGTTTTACCTCTCGTTCTGAAGCGGAATCAGCAGCAAGTTCGTTTCTTTCCGCAGCATCATCTGCTTGCATACCAGTAATCTCTGGTTGGAAAGCAGTGTTTTGTGCAGTCATTGTATCCAGCATATTCATTTGTGCTGGATCGATAGCAAGACCAGAAGCAATGTCGCCCTTCATCTGTTTATCAATTTCCTTGATATCCTTATCAGTCTGACCGAGGATTTCGCGGCGGACATAATCAACCGAGAAATACTTACCAACAAAAGGATCCATCTGTGTGACAGTCATCATTCTCTGGTTCATCATTTCAATCTTTTTCAGTTCATTGAAATGATTATCGAAGAGATAGTCATACTGGATATGCTCCTTCATGTCATCCCAGTCTTCTGGGGAGATTACTCCCTTGAGGATGAGTTGGGTCTTGAGAATATCGTGGAAGAGTTCACTAAATCTCTTACGTAATCTTCCGATGAACTTGGTAAACTTGAGTTCGTCACGTAGGACTTCAGTTGTTTTACCGAGGTTAAATCCTTTGTTATCGTCGGTAAGACGAGAAGGGGGAAGGTTGAGAGAGTTATAAAGCTTCTTCTTGAAATACTCAACATCTTTGAGTTCGCCTAGGTTCTGACCACCAGGAAGAGTTGTAATCTCCGTTCCTCTGCCACCTTCACGGCGAGGTAACCAGAAGTCTTCCAGCATACTCATATGCTTTTTGTCATCACGCATCTCACCAGTCTGTGCGTCATAGACTAGCTTGTTGCGATAGCGAGACATCACATCGCGTAGGTATTGTTCCGCTTTTACTTTAGGAAGATTGCCAACGTCAATGTAGAAAATTCTACGCTCAGGTGCGCGTGATAGTCTGTAGATAACAAGACTATCTTCGATCATTCTAAGTTGATTGAGAGACTTGATTGCCTTATGAAGGAAACCTAAAGTCATTCTTTTATTCAAATCTTGTAGACCTGAAGGACAGAAAGTAATACTGTCCACTGCCATCTTCACGCCTTGTGACAGAGACATATCACCAACTGGTCCAAGAACACCGCCCTTGTAAAATCCCTTCGGGTTGTAAAGATAGTAGTCAACAAACGTGCCATATTCATACTCAAGTGCCGTGCCTTTGATTGCTGCTTTTGCTAGAGCGTCTTTTGGAGTATTGTCGATTTTTTGACGGACCTTCTTGATCTTCATTGGATCAATATAACGAAGTTCCGTAATTCCTTTCTTGGGATTATCTAGATCGATAACTTTATGGTAGAATAGTCTACCGTCGATATACCAAGTTCTAACAATCTCATGTGCGCGATTGTCAAAATTTAACAGACGTTTGATATACTCAAACTCATTACGAATTCTATTTTTTACTCCAGCACCAACTTCGAGATTATCTAGGTTGATTTCCACGGGAGTATCGTGTGCGTCGCTAACAATAAATTCGTTAACAACTTCGTCCACCGCACTATCCACCTCAGGGTGAATTGCCATATCACGATAACGACGGATCATCTCAAACTCATTGCGAGCTTGATTATCCGTATCTACATACGTTCCATAATACCCACCAGCGGCGACGGCGATGGGTTCATCAGCAGAAGGAGGGACAGGGGATTGCCCCTTCTGTCCCTCCTTTCTGTTAATCTGGAAGCCAAATAACTGACTCATGATTAAAATACAAACAGTTGAGCGTTCAACTATTTATCAGACTACAACTCTGGTGCTAGCGCCATCACTCTTAGTTTCAAACGCGGAGGTTCCCTCAACTGCTGGACCAGCGGTGTAGAATGAATACTGCCATTCAACAGTAAACTCTTCAATTTGATCGTTGCTATCATAAGCAAGATCAATAGATGATACGTTAGTTGGGAAACAATGATGTAACTTATAGGTTCTGATAGCAGAACCAGTTAGGGTTGCATCCTTCTCTAGTTGTGAAACATAGAGATCTGCCATATATCCTTCAGCAGAAGTGCTGTTAGGAAGGAATCTTGGAGCGTTGTTTGCTTCGTGTGAGTTGATGAAGTTTGCCCACTCTTCGAAGATGCCACGGAGTTCCATGTTTGCATCGACAAAGAATGTGGTTGTCCAAGTATCGAAGGTGCGATCACCCGCGATCTTGACAGTTCTTCCACGGAAAGGAACTTCGATAACGCCTAGGTTCGAACCTGGGAGTGCTGCCGACTTGCAAAGGATATTTACAAGATCAACCTTATCGGTTCCAACGGTTGCTTCACCGCCAGTCTCATCGAAAGCTTCTGGGAATTTGATATCAACCAGGAACATATTGGGCTTTACGCCCTGGTTGATAGTTTTTAAGAAAGTGGATACGTTTGACGTTGCCATTAGTTTTTACCTCGTAATTTGTTTATAATGCCTATCAATATCATCTTCCGACGACTTCATCGAACGATACGCCAGTCTTAGTTGCGGTAACCGTGACTGTAACGTAGTTGATAGAACGTGTTGGTTTGAGATAAAGTTCAGCAACAAACTCATTTCTATCAATAACCTCAGCGGTGTTATTGCTGTTGTCGCAAACAACTAGATAATCTGTTAGACCTCTTCTTGCTTGGATTTCGCCAAGGTAAGAACCGATTGCTGAGACAAAGTTAGAACGAGTAACAGCATCATTCTGTTCGAAGAGAACGCCTTCAGCAAGACCCTTCACTCTCTTCTCAACATTGAGGAAGAGGCGGCGAACGTTGATACGATCGAATGCGGAAGGTGAAGCGAGAGCGGTCTTGTCACCAAAGAGAACAGCGCCAGTTCCAGGGAAGGAAACAACGGGGTTAACTCTTGCAGTATATAGATCGTCGCGCTGTGCCTTGTTTGGATTAAAAGCAAGTTTGACAACGTTCTGTAAACCACCACGGTTTAAACCTGCTGGTGAGAACCAGTCATCTTGTGCTGCAGAAGTTGAAACACATGCACCAGCAACATCACCGTTACAACCGATGTAACGATACTTGTCGTTGAAACGATCATAGGTATACTTGATACCGCTATCGAGAACAACAAATGAACTGGACGAAATATTGTCCATGAACGAAATGGTGTTTGTCAACTGTTGTGCAGGAGTTAGTGCAGAACCACCAGAAGTTGCGATCTGAGCGCCGCTCCATGGTGAGATGAATGCGATACAATCCTTTCTGCTATTAGCAATTGAAGCAATTGCTTGTGCCTTAGCGATTGTATCAGTTTCGTTAGCAGCGTCTCCACCCATTAGGATAAAATCAATGCTTGTTTGCTCTGTGTCTAAGAACTCGTCATATGCTGCTTGGATTTCTCCAGCAGAATAAGCAAAGTCATCAACACCACCAGTTAGAGCACCACCTGCGGTAGGTAGAATTCTAGAAAGTTCTAGAGGAGCAGCTGCTGTAGCACCGTAAGATGAAGCAGTAGCACCAGGATCTTCGCCAGCAGTTGTATGCTCAGCAGAACTTAACGCAACACCTGCGTAGATGTAACCAGAATACTCGTTAACATAATCCTTCCAATATGTGCTAGCACCTTCTGCAGACTTACCATCGCTTAGTTTTGAGAGGTATGTAAACTTCTCAACAATGGTGTTGCTGGTTTCATCAACAACAGCAACGTGAACTTCGTCATATGAGAGAT